TTATTAGAATCAAGCCAGATGGTCGTAAGATCCAGTTGGCTTAATCGGTTGCCATCTCCATTGTGCAGCAGCTGAATACTAAAGTCCACATTGGGAAATAGGATCTGAAGAACAGGATTATCTCCGGTCAGATTAATTATGCTACCTTCTACGCGAAAGGGGGCGTACGCAAATAGAACATTGCTAGCAGCCGGATATGGTTTTTCAAGATTAACAAAATAATTTTGGTATCGATGCGACGTATAGTCGTACTCTTTTGTTGTGGTGTTGTATTTACGTGTTCGTAAATGCACAAACTGGGCAATACGAATATCAAGTGCTGAAAATGTCATTCGTCATCAACCCCTTTGTTGATTATCTCACCAGTTAGTGACACGGTGACAGTACTTCTACCGGGGAAAACAGAGCGCACTTTCGGGGCTTCTGCATATTCCCAGCGAAGAGTGTCTGCATTTCCACTGGCAATATATACTAAATCTGCGTTGTTAATACCTGCCAATGGATTCGCTGCTTTGGTGGTATCAATTTTGAATCTTTTGTTTTGGGATGTTTGAGTTCTGTAGTGACTCAAGATCTCAGCTGCGTTCACGTTGCTTATATTTGCAAATTCCATCTCTAGGCGTGCGCCAAAGGGGCTGCTGCCGAATGTGCGGCGTACTACGGCACCCGAAAGGGTGCGGAAGCTGCGCTGTGGATAGACTCCAGGTTCAAATGAACGACTTGTTGGTGTTAGCGATGGGAAGACAGCCATTAGATGCCGACCCTTCTACGGGTTTGGGGTGATTGTTGCAGTTTGTCCAAAGTCATGGACATGCCGCGACTGGCGCCATCGCGGGCAGCCTGGCGGCGGGTAGCAGTCATAGCGGCTTCAAGCTGCTCGCGGCTAACGTATTCCACTCCGCCAATGTTGGTGGTTTCAAAGCTCATATTAAGCACCGGGGATCTGTTCGGGCTACCTGGGGCAGCGCCCATTGAAGCGCGTAGATCGCTGTTGGACATCACGCCACCGTTGGTGCCAGGCACAAACAACTCGGGGCCGCGCTCGCCGACAAGGTAAGGAGTACCAGCACGGGTAGGACCACCTCCGGCAAGTCCGCCGCCATATTGAGCAGCTCCAGCGTTAAAGTTTGCAACCGGGTCTTTACTTGTTCCGGCGCCTGTTGAAATACCTAAAGCCTTGAGAATTGTACCGAGAATAATCATTGTTGTTTGTTGAACAATAATATCTGCGGCCATTTTTATAAAGTTTTGGCCGATACTACTGAGCATATTTCCAATAGCTTCTTGTGCGGATACTGAACCGCTAATTATTTCGTTAAACGCTTGCCCAAAAGCTGTGCCAATATGGTTGGCTCCGGTGACAAGAGCATTTACAGGATCTGTCAAGTTATTTAATTCTGCTTTTACGCCGATAAAAGCATTTTGTAGGCGTTTTTCCGGCGATTGCTCTGCTACAGCACCAGTAACAGCCGCTCCTCTAAATTGCTGTAAACGTCTGCGACTTTCAATTAGACTGTCTAACTGTTCTTGCTGAGTAAACAGCGCACTATTTTCTGCTTTGATTGCCTCTAGACTTGCTATCTCAAGATTTAATTTTGCTAGGGCCGGATCCACAAGTTGTTCAATTTTTGCCAGCTGTTCGCTAAGTGCAGGTAGAGTTCCACGCATAATGCTGTCGTTATAATTTTCTTGATACACAATTAAATCATTTTGCGCTTTTGCAATTTGGTTTAGTGGTACAACAGCTAGTTGTTCTATATTTATTAGTAATTGCAGGCGACTGCGCTCTTGCTCTGTTAATTTGTCGCTGGTTTGTAAAAGTTCTTGATAAGCTGCAAGTTTGTCAGCAAGTGATTTACTAGTCGCGTCAATACCACGGGTATCTGCAGTTAGTGCAGGTAATGTGCCCATCCCAGGTAATTTTGACGGTGCCTGCAGTAGTGGGCGACCTTGCGCGGCTTGTTTTTCCGCTGGTGCAATACGGGCTAGTGCGGCTTTATTTCCTTCAAACAATATGTTATAAAATCGTTCAGCTTGAGTTGTAAGGGTTCCTTGTGCTTTTGCAATCTCACGTTGCGTTCTGAGTTGTTCGTTATCTAGTTCAATTTGTGCTCTAACTTTAGATAACTCTACGGACACAGCTGCTATTTGACGCCTATAATTTTTAATGGATATATCTTCATTTTCTCTGTTAATATCTTTGTTTATACGTGCGATTTTTACAGTGTTATCGTAGTTAGTGCGGGCTATACTTTTGGCTACATCAAGTTTGTACCGTTCATTTTCAACATCAAATTTTATCATTTCTAGCTTAAACTGGCGCTCGTTATTTTCTGCTTCATTGTCAATTTCTGCTTTACGAATTTTGTACTCTTCGATAGCTGTCATTATAGAAGTGGCTACATCTGTACCTGGCTCGGCAGTAAGTTGCTGCTGTTTAAGAGTATTTCTAGAGATTTCAATACGAATGTCAGCCTGTTTTTGTAAAAGCTCAAGTTCCTTACTTAATGCTTGAACTTGGGTATCAAAAGCCTTGCGTTGGAGTTGTTCCGTAAGATCAAACTGCTGGCGTTGCAGTGCCAGAACCATGTCGGCATACTGCTCGGCATATCGACGTTTTTTATCGTTTAGTGTTCGCTCCAGTTCAGCTAATTCTGTGTAAAGTTTTTCGCCGTCTTGAATACGTGCAGTAAGCTCTTCGTTGCTTAACTTGATGTTTGTTTTACTTTGTTTTTGCGCCATATTTTCATACTTTTTAAGTACAGACTCAAATTCTTCTAAGGAGCCAAAAAATGCTTTTCTTCTCTCTGCTACAAACTTTTTATTCTGCTCTGGTGACAAACCTTTTTCTGTTTCAGGAATACGATCAACGTTTCTACTGCCTTGATTAACAATATTTAGTACGTCCGCTAAAAATGAGAGCACTCCGGCCAGAGGTCCTGCTATGGCAGCTTGGATTTGTATACTTAAATCTGCAAATGCCCTATTAAGTTTAGATGATGAATCTCCAAGGTTTTGCAAACTTGCTACACCTTCGTATCCAATTTTGCGGTTTAGTTCTTCTTGTACAACCTGCAGAGCTAAAGAAGAGCGACCGTACTCTTCGAGCTTTTTAGCTAAAAATTCTGTTTCTTTTGAGGAAAAAAGAGCGTTATCGCTCATGTGCTGGATTGTCGCATCCAGCGTGCGGACAGCTTCTCCAGCAGCACGCGCACCAGCAATAATGCGATCAAAAATTGTGCCGACTGCACTGGTGACAATCGACATCATGGGGTTGCCTGGAATAAACCCGCCGCCAAAACCACCAACTACGGCTCCAGGGCCTCCGCCAAACAACAACGGAAAAGCACCGCCAATCAGCGCGTTTTGAAGCGCACCCCCTTTAGCGCCGCCTTTAGTTGCTGTTGCGCTAGTTGCTTTGGGTTGTACACTTCCTCCGCCACCGGCCTGGGCTTTGCGTGTGGCTGCAACAGCTTTTTCAAGAAGCAGTTTATTACGCAAGCCGTTAAGGATAAGATCTAGTTCGTCTAGTTCAGCTTTTGTAAATTCTGCGCCCTGAGATTTAATTTTGTTGTTTATAGTTTGAATATGATTTATTTCGTGGTCTACAATCAAACCTTTAGCTTTATATTCTAACGCTTTTTGTTCAAGAATTAAACCGGATCCTGTTATATTTTGAAGACGTTTTTGTAGTGATGCTTGAGTGTTAAGAATTTGCTCGGCAGTTTTTGCTGCAGGTGCTTGAGCACCGCCCGTTGCCATCCGCGCAGCTGGAGATTCAGGCACCGGTGGTAATCCTCCCGGTCGTCTAATGGAACTTGGGCGCATCAATGACTCTTGTGCACGATTAGCGCGTTCGTATAAGATCCTTTGGTTACGAAGCTCAGCCGTAAGGCGTTTTGCAACGTCTAATTCATCCTTAGCTAAAGCATCACTAGCTTGCGCCAAGCGGTTTTGCAGTTCTTCTTGCTGGCTTTCAGTTAATTTTGCTCGTACAAGTTGCTGACCAGTTGTTAGCTGTTTATATTCCAGGTCAGCAATTTGTTTTGCATAATTTGCACGTTTTTCGTAGGCAGAAACAGTGTCTAAGCGAGTAGCAGGGCCAGATACTGCTGATATTCCTGTTTTTTGACCACTAAGTCGTGCAGCACTCATGGCCACATCTACACCAGCAATAGCCTCTTCTAAAACACGAAAATCGTTTGAACCTATTTTTACCGTCTTAAGTACTTCTTCTAGTCGTGTTTTGTAAAAATCTAAGCCCTCTAAAGATTTAGGTATATCTTTTCCAAGTGCCAATACATCTTTTACATTCATTTGACTTACGTTTGTATTAACTTTGAAGGCTTTGGCCTGCGTCCGCGCAAACTCGTTTGATACTTTATTAGCTGCAACAACAGCGTTTCTATACTGGTCTGTGCCAACAGTTGCGTTGTTTGCAATACTGCGAAACGCTTGTAGCTGGTGGTTCAGACCAGCAAGCGTTTTTGAGTACATATTTACAGTTTGTTCATTGCCTCCGATAACGGTCTTAAACTGACGTGCGCCTTCTTTTGCTCCAGCAAAGGTGGCTACTAGGTTTTCGAGGTTTCTTTTAAGCTCTCGTGTTTTTGTACTACCTACGGCTTGATCGAATATATTTCGTTGTTGTTTTATGCCTTGGATAAGGCTTTCAATTTTTTTGGCGCTGCCTTCAAGTTTGTTAAGGGCTTCCTGACCCTTAACACTTACTTCGATTACAGCGCCGTAATTTGCCACGAATCGCTACTGAAGCCTTGTAGTTCATTGTACGGCGTAAAAAAGCCGCCGGGCTAGCGGCGGCGTCGGGCTTTGTCAATTTCCTTCTGCTGGTCCTCGTTCAGGATTTGGAAGTAGGCGCTCCAGCCGATCAACTCTTCGGCGGTCATTGTG